TTTTTCTCGCCCACTCACGCTGATACTTACGATTTTCTTCTTTATTTTTGTAAGGCATATCAAAAATATTTCTCTAAAGCATATGTAGATGTAATGTAACTGCTCTTTTATAGTAACCATATTAAAAAAGGGGTCTTGCGACCCCTTGAATTATTATTTGATGATCTGTTTTGGATCTTCTTCACCAATGATTTGAGGAACAAATCCTTCTAGTGAAAACATCTTGAAATTTTCACCTTGCTTCAAACGTTTTTGGAACGCTTCTTCAAAAGCTTTGTTAGCAGCATCAATTTTTTCCTGTGCTTTTCCACGGAAGTAACCAACCTCCTCAGCTTCAATACCTTGAGTATAACCAAGGAAGGATAGATCTCCTCCTACGTATAGTGACTTTATTAGAGCACGATCAAAGTAAGTTCCTTTAACACCACCACCTTTTGCAGCAGAAACATTAAGAGGAATTGTGTTTAGAGGATCGTCACAGTGTTTTGCTGCAAAGCTATTTGTTTTTGCAGAGTCAAAAGCAACGACGCTTGCAGTGCAGCGATGTGACTTGAGGCATACATCAACCATGTCAATGACCTGCTTCTGAACAAATGAATGGGGAATGTTATTTACCCAATCAATGCAGTTACCAGTAGTAGGAAGAACATTGTTGTGAGACTTGTAAGAAGAAATGTATCCGTTTAGACGCTTCTTGAAGTCGTTGACTGTAGCACTCTTAGAAGGTGGGTGATTGTTGGCACCTAGACCAATCTCATCACGCATGTCCTGTTCAGTGAAACCTTCTTTCAACTCAAGGTCATTGAAGATTCCTTCTAACCATCCAAGGTCAATCATAGAACCAAAACGAGTAAACCCATCAAAGAGGTCATCATTGAAAAGGTATCCAGGTTGTACGCTAACCAAGAGACCATTTACTGCCATGTTGTTCTTGATTAGTTCTTGGTTAACATTGTCTGTTCCAACTGAACGAGCAATGTTAGATTCTTGTCCTGTTGTGTTAGTAGTGTTAACTGAGTCTAGAGAACGAACGACTCTTCCTTTAACCCGATAAGTTCTACCCTCAGGTAGTTCAAGTTCATCATACCAAGAAAGATCGGGTGATTGTCCTGGTATTATTTTTTTGTATATTAGCATTTTTGTATATGCAGTGTGCAATTTCGGTTTTTAACGCTTTACGCCAACTCTTCCGATTGAGTTGTAGGGTGGGAGGTTGGATTCCTGTATTACCAACAAAGAACGGGCATTACTACAGTAGTAAATTTTACGTCCTTGCCTGAGACCCGTCTGGTAAGACGATTCTGCTTTCGCAGCAGCACCACCTGTGTCTCGTCACCTTAACCAGCTATATGCCAGAAAGTTTATTCAGTCACTCCCGATGGAGATGATCAATCTCCAATGCCATCAGCAAGATTTGAACTCGCGACCTTGGCTTTACAAAAGCCCTGCACTACCGCTGTGCTATGATGGCGTGGCATTACTGCCTTACAAACTTAAACGCTCCATAATCAGAACCCCAAACCTTGTTGTGATTCTCTTTATGCAATCCCTTGTCAGTTACATGGTATTCGTCTGCAGTGAGTGTTACCTCATTTTGGACGTATGTATCAATACCATTCCAATTGACATAGCATTCACAGGTAGATGTTCCACCGAAGTAGGAATCCTTGCCTGTCTGTCTCATTATAATATCGCACCCTTCACGGTATGTCAACATGTCATCAGTAATTGTTTCCAAACGTTGACATTGTGCAAACTGTAAAGGATTTTTGATCTCATAATTCCTGAGATGATACTCTTCTCCAACTTGAACCACATCAATAACAAACTGACGATATGGTCTATTGAGTAGGTAGTTGTATGCTTGCTCTCCGTAAATACGATTTTCTCCAATCAAACGGTGAGAAACACGAATATGTGCATAACGTGTAGGATGGGATTGTGCTTGACGTTTGTTAGCAAATGTCCCAACCAATAATTCAATAAAACTCATACTAATAACTCATTAATTTCCTCAGCTTCTTGACCAAAGTAGCACGACGTGCTCGTGCCTGCCGAAGTGCCTGAGGTTTCAGGTGACGTTTTTTCTCTTTATTAGAGTGATGTTGCCAGTTTGGGGTCGTCATCTTCATACCTCAGTACCCTTCTATTATAGCATACTATGTAGGAAGTGTGGGTCTAGCAGACAGTTCTGTACCTGTCTGTTTTGCAATGAATGCTTTTAGTTCTGGAGTCTCTTCCCATTCCCAAACTGTTTTACGACCTTTCTTATCAACTGTTTCAAAACTTTTTTTAGTCATTGTCATTCCTCATTGGGTAAATTAAAAATAATCAACCAAGTAATTGATAAAACGATTATAAAAAATACTCTTATACTACTTGGTGAAGTGTCAATCATTTTTTGTCAAGCATCTTCATCTTATTCAAATATTGTAGCGTTTCTTTGAAGCTACCAATATGTTTGTTACCTACTGTAACCTGAGGGTAGGATGCATCACCACCAAACTCCATTTCAAATTGAGTTTTAGTGAAATGATCTCCTAACTCATACTGATGAAATTCAGTTGAGATTGATTTAAGAAGTTGAGCAATACGCTCACATTCTTGGCTACCATTACTGTAAATAACTGCTCTTGTCATTGATCATCTCGTTCTTTGATCTTCTCATCCATATAATCTCTCATATTTTCTATGAGATCTTGAGCATCAATAAGATTATCAACATCTGCCAAGAAATTAGCAATATGTTTTGCTACGTATGGTTTCTCACCACGTGCTGCAAATGCTAGAGCATCTCTTAGATGTTCTTGTGCTGCTCTTAATGAATCTTCTACTTGTCTTGTTAGCATTATGTATCTCCATATTCAATTACAATTTTTTTAGTTTCTAGACCTGCACTAGTGTAACAAGTTCTATACTCTGCGGTTCCACCTAGTAGAATTGCCAATTCTCCTATACGGTCCACAATTCTTTGATTACTTTCCTCTTTATGAGTTAGTTTAGTCACGTTGCCTCCAATCATCAGATCGTTCATGGTGGAACCAGTCTACCACATCTTGTGGATCACCGAAACCCCTACGGTGATTGTTTGAATCGGGGTCTCCTATATTCAAACTATTCAGAAAAGAATCAGTAGGATCCGTACTCATTCTTCTTGCGGTATTCAACATACCTCTAGCAGCAGTATTTGCTTTTGCTAGTTTCTCTGCCCAGATCATATCTGGTAAAGTAACATCTGTTCCTGAAGCAATGTCTTTACAGATTGCTTCTAACCGTAAACGGTATTGAGTAGATAGCATATTCTAATTCAATTCCCAAATATTTAGAATAAAAAAGGGAGTCCGAAGACTCCCTGTTATTATATCACATTAGACAGATTTGACAACTTAGAAGCTGTACTTAACTCCTGCCTTAGCACCGTATCCACGGTCAACGTTCTCGTCACCTGATCCAACGAAAGAAACTTCGCCGTATGCACCAAGAGCTTCAGTCAAAGAAGCAGAAAGACCCAACTTACCAGAAGGAACTGTGTCTCCGTCTGTACCGTCAGGAGCAGTTACTGTAGCACCGCCTTGTACATAGAATGAAGCAGATTCGCCAAGAGAACCATCATAACCTACGTGAAGGTCTGTGTTAGTTCCAGTATAATCTGTTCCAGTCCAACCAGAGTTAGCTTCAACGTTCACGTAAGGACCAGCAAAAGCTGCACCAGCGAGAAGGAATGGAGATGCTGCTATAGCAGCGATTGTTGATTTAATAGACATGTTTGTTTTTTGAGTGTCTCGCAAGGATACTATAAGACCCTGCGGATGATAGTTTACCCCGACATGGGAAACTTTGTAACATCTGACGCAGGGTTACGATTCTTTCGAGTCCTTCGTTTTTGCTATCTGTATAATTTATCACCTTCAACCCCAAAAAGTCAACCCCCTTGTGCCAGTTTACCAATCAGTATAACTTACCATTCTCATAAGTTTTACTTATCAGTCATCCTCTAAATCATTGTCTTCGCTTCTGAATACTAGCAATTCCTCTCCATACTGGACTCCTTCCATTTCTGGATGAGGTGCGGGTAATACGGTCTTTTTTCTGACCCTAGGTTTATCAAAATCTCTCAGTGTTGACATCATCATAGTATACATGAATGCAAATGTAGCTCCCATGAGACTAACAAAGCATATCAAGTATATAAGAATAGTTATCTGCGAATCCATCTTGGTAAGTAGAATATTAGAAACGATAATGTCCAGAATGTTAATAATGCCATTATGTGTAGTATTCTACTAGAGTTTACTATCAACCCAAGTGTTACAAGTCCCATCCAAACATAATCTAATGTACCATGGAACCTATACCAAATATTTTCACCAAACTTTTTAATAAATTTGTCCCTCTGTCTTGCGAACAACGGTGATACGTGTCGCATCATAACAAATCCTTCATTGAAGAACATAACGAAGAATCCAATCCAAAATATCATAGTTTTTAATTAAGGTAAATTAATGCACCAGTTAAACGAACGTTTGCACCAGTAATAGAAACATCTCCTACACCAGTGATGGCAACTGCAGCTCCTGCAGAAACAAGTGCAGCACCGCCAGCAGTAACTGTAGCACCAGCACCAGCACTAACTGTAGCAGCACCTCCAGCAGTCATAGTGGCAGCACCTCCAGCAGTCACATTTGCAGCACCTCCAGCAATCATACTTGCTGCACCTGTAGCAGTTGCGGTAAAAGCACCACCTGCAGCAATAGTAGTAGCAACACCAGAAGTAGAAATATATGCACCAGCAACAGTAGTGAAATTAGTGTTGCCTAATACAGTTTTCACACTATATGAAGAAGATCTATCCTTCACTAAAGGAAGTCCAGCAAATGCACCAGCAACAGTGAGATTAGACACACCACCAATAAATTGTTTATAGTCTCCAGCAATAACACGACTGATATGACCTGGTGATACAATCGATTGATTAGCTCTTGGATCAAACTGTACTGACGTTTCCTCTCCAGCACCAAAGCTCATACTCTGACCTATTACAATATCTTTCTTATTGATTTGTACAGTGTTGATAGCAGTACCTGCCATTTCAATATCAGAATCTGATTGAATTTTGACAGATCCACCCTTTAAAACTAATTCACTAGTAGCTTCAATTAGAATTTTCTCTGCTTTTATAAACCTTTCTCCCCCTTTAGTCTCTTCTACATAATCACCCGAACAATAAATGTTTAATGCTTGTCCATCTGCAGTAGGTTTAGTTTCATCTCCCTCACTAAAAGTCATATTAACTCTACCAAGATGTCTATGAAGACCACCAAATGTAGAAATGTTCAATCTTCCACTAGAAGCACCTAAGTTTGGATCTCTTTGTCCAGTCATGACAGTAATTCTACCATCATTATGGAAAGTCATTGCATTATCAGCACCCACAGGACCATCAAAACATAATGCTGTTGTGAGTTTATCTGGGAGCATCCTTTCGTAAATAGATGATCTCGACTGATACCCTTTCCATGCATAACACAACCTAATACCACTGGTATCTTGTGTTTCATCAGGAGTGTTACCATTTGCTAGACCCTCTAGCTTAATCTTATTATAGGTTTCTTGTGTTGCAGCTGCCATTATCTACACCTCTTACGGACAATCAACATAACGACCTGTACCAATTTTAGTAGAACCAATCTTGGAAAGTCCATCTGTATCTAGACATATTAATGAAGGCAACAGTTTTGCTCCATATCCACCACCACCAACAATCTTGATTTCTGGGAATCCTTCAAAAGTTTTTGTTCTGTTGAGCATTCTAGCACCAATTAAGAATCCATCATCATTAATGATAGCTTCTGCTAATCCTGGTTCATCATTGATATAAATCTCTGGTTTGACTTTATATCCCTTTCCAAATTGAGTAACTGTAAATGAATCAATAATACATCTCTTATCATTATCACTAGAACGATTCTTCTTATAACCAAATCCTGGTGAAAGAACACGAATTTCAGTTAGGAATCCATTTTGATCTAGTAGTCCTGTTGCAGTTGCACCAACTCCTTCACCACCAATCCAAACATAAGGAGGTTCTGCCCATGCGTCACCAGGTTTATCAACAGGAATCTCGATAATACCACCATTATCATCAGTAATTACATCAGGAATATTAATTGTAGGTGGTTCAAATTCATCAAATACAGTTTCTGGAGAATCACCAACACCTTCATCAAAATCAGGAAGTTCAAGATCTTCCTTAGATATAATTAAAACATCTGCACTAGCTCCTTTACCTGTAATAGCAAAGGTTAATTTTTCTTGTTCTTCTACTACACCATCTTCTGCAATACCAACAGTTACATTTGCCTTTCCATTACTAATAACAAACTGCCCAGTTAAAGATCCACCAATAATATCATCTGATGTAATACCTTCACCAAATAAAGTGTAATATAAAATAGTTCCATTTTCTACATTACTAGTAGTAATTGAATAAACAATAAACTCATCTTCTGGACAAACTGATCTATTAGCTACGACTTCATAAGATGGAGATGGATCTGGTGGAGTAATCAATTCAGTTGTAGGATTTCCTTCAGGATCATCAGGGAAAGTTGGTGGATCCTCAGGAAGTACAATTTGTTCTGGATCTTCTTGTGCTGGAATATTTGGTTGATTCTCTTCTTTTATTGGTATTGGTGTGATAGTACACTTTGCAATATTAGTTGTAAATTTTGACAGAATTCCACTACTATCAATAGGACTATTTTTCTTAATACGTACAAAAAACTCTTCTTTTGCTCTATTAGCTAATGGATCTCCAAGTGTTCTAATCTCAACAGTTTTTGAAGTTTCTTCTGGTTGAAAACCAACAATAGTATTTGTTACAAAGTAATCTTCACCAGCAGTTGCTGAACCTTGTGTATCTAGAGTTTTAAATGAAACAGAAGAAGCTTGTTCTAGATATCCAGCACGAGTTATTGTAAATACTGCGGTATCTCCTCTAGTTACTGTAATATCATTAATATTATATGTGATTTTTTTCCTCTTTGTAGATGTGTCGTTAGGATTTTTTGGATTATATGGAAGAGGAACACCTCCTGTAAATCCAACAGTAGTAAATGCTAATGGTTTTCCAGTATATGCTTCTTCACAAGTATATTGTGTGTAATCACCAGGAGTATCACCAAATAAGTTATCAATACTACTCAATAGACCATCTAAGAAATCTTCATCATCTTTCTTGCCTTCTGTTTCTCCACTAACACATACTTTCTTGTACTTATTACATGTTTGATCAGGACCACTACAAGAAATACCTAGAAGTTTAAGTACATAATTAATAGCTTTACCAATAACATTAAGTGGTTCCGCAATTGCTCCTAAAATATCTTGAAGAGGACCTAAGACGTTACCAAGAATTTCATTAATTAACTGATTAATTTTAGAGATGATTCCATTTACAAACTCATCTATATGACAAACAGCATTACGATATACTTGACTAACATAACTCATCATTACATTTGTCAACCATGCAATCAAACGATCACCTAAGTCTGCCATTTGACAACCAAGATTTTTCAATGCATTGTTAAAGTATTCAGTTACAGGAGTTAATCTATTACCAGTTTCATCTGGTGCTAAAAGTGCCTTTACTAATGAATTTACAGCATCTGATAGTAATTTTTTAACATAACCTTTAATTTTTGCTAATAATTCTCTAATAACACGAATAGCTTTGTTAACATATGTTCTACCAGTGGAAATTGCACTGTTTATTCTTCCACTAATCTTATTAGTATAATAATCTCCTATGTTTCCACCATTGTTCTGTATATCAGCTAACATCTGACCAATGATGTTATTCATCTGTGTTTTTAAATCTTGATCCTTACATTTCTCTGCTACTTCTTGACACCACTCTTCTCTCTTCAACCTTTCTGTTGTTGATGGTGGTACAGGAATATCTTGCTTTCCATCTACTTCTCTTCCTGTAGGAAGACCCCCACCTGTTCTAGCACCATCCTCAGCAAGACCACTCTCGCCATCAGTAACTTCAGTAACATCTTCTGTTCCATCTTTATATTCATCAACTTGATAATTAGCATTAGCTCCTGGAATAAATGAGTTTCTATCTGGTCCTGGTGTATAAACAATCTTTGTAGCACCTGGAGTTTGTCCAATAGAACCTAATATAATGGGTTTTTGTTTATCTTCATCAATATAAAATCCAATTACATAACATCCCTCAATTAACTGAGCACATGCACCAGCAATATTACCTGGCATAAAAGGTACATTAACTGGCATCATCACGGTTGCCCATGGCAAAGCAGCAGTAGGAAGAAGATCCTTACTACCAGGATGATCTCCTACAATTCTCACTTTATAACGATATCCACCTTTATTGTTTTTATCGTCATCTACAGTGCCTTCTACTTGACCAATCCACCAAGGAAATCCATCATTTCCTATACGATGAATGGGCATTAACCGTGATAATGCTTCATCCATAATTAATCGTCATACACTAAACATTCTGGTTCGTCTGGGTGCATCTCACAAAATAGTTCAATAGCATTAGGATCATGATGATCTCCTGCTTCTATCTCGTCATGATGATGCTCTTCATACACTTCTAGTTCGTGTAGCTCTTCTTTAATGTGTCTACGTGCAGCAGGACTGATAGTAGGATCATCAAGGATCTCTTTATCTTTTTTGATGTGTGCTTCTATAGATTCCATAAGTCTAAGTATAGCTCCGTTAAGTTATTTATTGGTTATGTTTGGACACTTTATCCTTTTGTCCATAAGAATCTCTCATCAAGCGTAGTGTTGTTAAGAACACTCCATTAGATCCAGTTGTAGTATCATATGTATGGGTTACTTCTTGAATCAAGTATTGGCCACTACTTTCTAGATCCCAAGGTTCATCCTTGGCCTCTTCATCTGGTAGCTTACTGACTAGTCTAACAGTAATTTTGTCTCCTGCACATATTTGAGCATTCCCTGGTATTACTATACTGCATTTCTGGTTTGAAAGCAATTTATACCTTGCTATAGACTGTGCCATGTAGTATTTTTGCCAATCAGCAAATTTAGTAGGTTTATCAGAACCATCCTTTGTTTCTGGGGAAGCAGGTTCCCAGTCATTAGACCAAGTTTCATGATCTAAGTATATCGACATCATTCTACTAGGATAGTCAGACAATTCTACATCCTTTACAGGAATTAAAGAAAGAGAATTCTGTCCTCCAAGATGTGCCATGTTATCATAACTATCTTTAATTTTATAGACATACTCTTCATATTGTCCTGTTGAATGATTAAAGAATGCTATAAGAGAGGAATATTTTCCCAGTCTTAAAGATGAAAGCATATCAACCTCAGATTCAAATACAGATTTTTTAATTGTAAATCTATCATCTGCACCATCTCCAATATTTCCTAGTCTTTCTGTATATTCCTTATTTTTTCCTGAACCCCATGCCTCTACTTTTAATCTATCAGATTTTAAAGGACTTTTTTCGTCAGCACATAAAGAATCAACTGCAAAGAAATTATATCCTCTACGTGTTTCCCAGAATAAAAATCCACCACTACCTCTAATTTCCTGAGCAGTTGTACTTGTACTATCTGAATCAGTGCTTTCAAATTTAGCTTTAGGAGAAACACTCTTAACTGCTAGTTGTGCAGCGATATCAAATGGTCTTGTTTTGGTAGGAATTAATTTGGTTTCTAATAAAGAAGGTTCAGAGAAGAATTCCTTTCCACTACCAATATACTCTTTCTCACTTATTAGTTTTTTAATAATTGCCTCAGGATTACCTTCCATCACCGTATTAACTCTTGTAATTTCATTTTGTAATGCTTCAGGAGATATCAAACCAATAGTATACGTTTGTGTCTTTTGTTGAGCAAAACGATTAGCAACTTTCCAAAGAATCATATCATATTCAATTGGTTCTCCTGTTGCATTAGTCATTGTTGTAACAACTACTCTCTCACCACCTTTAATAGGAAGAGATCCAATCAAACCAGCACTATCAACTATTGTTGCAGATCCTATTACGAATGGATTTACAATAGACTCCGCATATTCAAAATCTACAACTAATTTCTTAATGTCTAAACATTCCTTTGCGCCTGGTCTAAAAATTAGAAATTTTTTAAGAGTAAAGTCTGTTGCTGATGAAAATTCTTCTGACATTTTTTATGCCCTCAATGCCAATGTAGCGAATAAGGCATTCGCTCCTAGTTCTGCAGAACTTGTTCCTAAAGCAACATCACTACCCTCAGAAGAACCGCCATTAGTCATATTATTATTTGTAATATTATTAATGATTGTAGTTCCATTACCAGTCGTAGCTACATCTTCAGACATTGAATTTAAAACATCTGAGGATGTATCCTCAACTGCGTCCACTTCAGAACCATCATTATTTGCCTCAATTACTTCATTATTAGTGGTTGAAGAATTTACAGTATCATTACTTACATTCAAAAACTCATCAGGATCTTGAGTTCCCTTAAAACCAAACTTAGCTTCATATTGTGCTGGATCTGCATTTCCACCATCTCTAATCTCATAATGAATCATACCTGCATCATTACCTTTAGCAACAGGATCTCCTGCTGCAACTACTGATCCAACTTCAATTCCTGAAACTACCCCTGAAATATCAGCAATTCTCTCAGTTACACCCTTTTCTTCATTAACAATATCAACATATTGACCAAGATCTTTATGCTCACCAATTTTAGTAACTACACCACCAATCTGCGAAGTAAATACTCCATCTCCATTAACTGCTACATCTTGACCACTTTGTCTAGCACCAAGTCCTAAGAATCCACCCCTTTCTCCATAATCTAGACTATTAGTATTAGTATCTCCGTTTCCATCTCCATTATTATTTCCAAAGTCAAAAAGTTTATCTCCCCATGGGAGTTTGATAGCACCAAGAATTTCTACTAATCTTTTACCAAATCCATCAAAAATATTAGTATTTAAAGTCAATGTTGCACCAAAAGCTGCACCCATTCTTCCCCATCCATCTTGTTTATCATAATATTCTTTCATTCCTTCTGCTTGTAATTTACCAAATAAACCTTTTCTCTGTCTTTGTGCATCAAGCATTCCTTCACCAAACATTTTAAAGGTTTTCTTACCTCTAGTTCCTTCCAATGGGAAGACACCTTCTTTACCTTGTTCACCAATTAATGCATTAACAGGTCCATCAGTAATACCACCATCTGCCATGGCTGTCATATCTTTTGCCATTAAAGCAGCATCAATACCAACCGAAGCAGCAGTACCAATACCAGGAACAGTAGATGCAGCACCAGAAGCTAATTCCAAACCAGCACCAAGAAAATCACCTTGCATTGCTCTCTGAGCAGCAAAAACAGCACCAAGTCCCAATCCTACAAGTGGAATTTTCTTACCTAAACTCTTTGCAAGACCTTTACCTGCTATCTTACCAATTGCCTTTCCACCCAATCTTCTTCCTAAACTTTTTCCAAGACCTCTACTTAACTTACCACCTAAAGCAATACCCATTCTTCTTCCAGCTCTACCAGCACCTCTTCTGCCTATTGCATTGGCCATCATTCTTCTTGCACCAACTTTACCACCTAATCCCATACCCATACCAAAACCACCACCAAGACCACCACGCATCAATCCCCGACCACCTTCTGCGAGTTGCTCATAAGCAACGTTACTAGAGAAATCATCATTAGTGAAGCTAGAAGCTTCAGCAGCAGCAAGAGATTTACTTGCCATCTTATCTGCTTGCTCTTGCTGTGCTTGAGCAATCTGTCTTTGAGCTGCTGTTTGCTGCTGAATAGCAGCACCTATACCCATAGTGGTATTTTCAAGTCTACTAATTGCCTGTACTATTGCAGCAACACCATCTCCTCCACCACCATGAAATTCTGCAGATTTAGCAAATACATCATCATCATCTACTACTCTTTGTGCTGTAGTATCCCAAGTTATATCAGAAGCATCAGGTTCTGGTGCTAAAGCTTTGGATAGATTAACAATATTTTTATGTTTAACAGGATCTCCCATCGATACTGCATCAGGATTTATCGCATCTGATCCCATAGGCAATGCTTTCTGTAAAGCACTGCCACCAAGCATCTTTTGTAAACCCTCACCTTTAGACATCGAATATGGTTTTGGAGTTCGTTCTGGAGTATTTTGAAATCTACCAGAAAACGCACTTGCAAGTCCTTTCTTAACAGCATCCTTAACAGCTCCTCGAAGCTTCTTCGTTTGCTCGTCGAATTTCTCCTCCAGTTTTTTCTCAAACCAGGATTGACCTATATTCTTGTCATATGATAGAAAACCGTGTGCCATTATTTCTGTTTAGCTGCTTCTTGTTGTTTTTTAACATTGTCTAAATGTTGCATTAGAAGACTAGTATAAACTTGTCTCTCCCATGGCATCATATTTTCAATCTCAGTCAAAGAGTATTTATGATGATGCATCAAAGCAAAGTTAGTTTTGTAGTACCCCTCTAGCGTGTTATGGAAGAGGGCTATCCGAAAAAATTCGTTAAACCATTAATTGTAAATTCAGAATCAACTCCAGTATTCGGATTTTTCACCGTAAATTTATGCTCCAATTTAGGAATATTCTCAAAAAACTCTTGAATCTTCTCAAATTGTGTATTAGTCAATCCTTCTATAAATTGAATAAATTCTTTTTTAGTGGTAGTAGAGCTATCATATACATCCTCTTTATCAAAGATTTGATCAATACATCCAGCTACAATCTCAACTATACCATCTGCAGTTGGAGTTTTACCCATAACAGATCCACCGACAAATTCATTCCAAGCAGGATATTTCATAACAACACCCATCTCATCAGTTAACATAATTTTAGGTTCTGATCCTTCTGGTTTAGTGACTTCAACTTCACTAAGGTTCAAAGTATACTTAACTTGGGTTTTATTGTCATCCTTACAAGTAACGTTCATTTGAACAATTTCACCAACAGAGACAGCACGAATTTGAAGGAAAATGTACTCCAAATCAAACATTGTCAAATCTTCTAGTTTCACTCTTGATTGAATACAACCCTTTAAGAGGTCTCTTACAGATCTTTCAATTTCTTTTTCCTCTTGTGTCTCTAAAGCTAGTAAAAGTACCTTTTCCTCTTTTACTACAAAAGGACGATATTTAATTTTTTTCCCGCTAGACGGAATTATCAGTTCATAAGTAGGTAATACTACCTTTGGTAATACCATAATATTTACTCCAAGGTCATATTTATATTTAGCGACTTTTTCAGACAAAAATTTGCCGAGTAATTTTTTCGGGTTTTATGGAATTGAAAAGTCGAATTTGCTGTGTTATAACACAACTTTCTTCAATTTTAGTAGCTCCTCACCTCTAGTAAGTTGAGGGGCATTTTTAATATCCTGAGTCATAGTATAATGTCTTTCGTATTTAAAATTAGCAGTTACCTTTGTAATTTGAGAAGATCCAAATTGTAGAGGAATAGCATCAATCTGATATGGCCATGATTTTTCCATAACATAAGTGATGGGTTGTCTCTCAGTAGCTGAGTTTTTTCCAGATTCTGCCTTTGTAATGTGTATATCTCCTTGATATTGATTCTTATATCTAACCCTCATTACTCTATCTGGAGATAACTGATTAGATCCCACACTAGCTGTATTATTACTTTTACCACCAATAACATCATAATACCAGTTGTTTAAAGACTTTAATATACTCAAATTCGCATCTAACATGAATGTTAGAGCAAACTCTGTAAAAACTCTTGTATGTGGATAATCTACAGAACCAAGACCAGTAATTAATCCATTCTGTGTCCCAGTAGCAGTATTTGAATTAGGTAGCTGAGCTTCTTCACAAAAAATTTCTAGCAAATCTGCATCGAAATAATTTTTAGGAGTATTTTTAACTTCCACAAGAAAGTTATTACTAAACGACATACCGCCGTTTCTGCTCACTTCAGTTAGAAATGCAGTAATTCCTGCTGCCACGCTAAATACCTATGTTGGACTACTTATATTTATGGCGTACTCTGGGTATTTTAAACCTAAGAACCCAAAGAAGTACCGTGGCAACCCGACAAATATTGTTTATAGGTCGCTATGGGAACGAAAGTTCATGGTGTTCTGTGACAATAACCCTTCAATATTACAGTGGGGTAGTGAAGAAGTTATCATACCATACAGAGCTCCTGATGGTAAGGTAAGAAGATACTATCCAGACTTCTATATTAAAGTTCGTGAAAAGTCGAATAAGATCACGAAATATATCATTGAAGTCAAACCCAAAAAACAAACACAACCACCGAATGAAAAGAATAAACGAACTGCCTCATATCGTAATGCTGCATTAACATACGCAAAGAACCAAACTAAATGGTCTGCTGCTCGTGAATATTGTGAAGACAGGCAGATGAACTTCTTAATATTAACCGAGGATCATTTAGGAGTATGAAACAATGGCAACAGGATTCGCCGCTGTACAGCGCAACACAGTCAATCAAAACCCAGGATATAAAACATTATTTGAACGAGTATCAGCAAGAACTGGTGGAGAGAAGAAATCACTCTCTTGGTACAGATCTGCTGTAAAAGCAGAAGCTAGTGCATATAAGAAAAATTTTAATAAGTACATATTAAATGAGAAGAGTGATAGAGTAGGTGCTGCTGAAGAACAAGATGAAAATGAACTACGTAGATATACAGTAGCAGGACACCTTTATATGTTTGAGTATAAAGCAAAAATGAAATGGTTACCTTACTATGATAGGTTTCCACTAGTATATGCAATCAAAGCACCAAATAAAAATGAATTTTGGGGTGCTAACCTACATTACATGTCACCAAAGAAAAGAATTGCAGCTACTAAAAAATTAATGCAAGGAAGAATTGACATTCCTAAGAGATGCTTTCATAAATACCTAAGCCCACATGTAGAAGGGTTATACCTAGATCTAGCTGTAAGTGAATGGGATACTGCTATCCTATTACCCACTGAAGATTTTGTTAGAAATGTGAACGGTATGGTATTTCCTATAGATAAATCTGAAGTATGGGAAGATACTGATGAGAATTTCTACGATAAAATACGAGGTCAGAGAATCGTGAAAGGGTATGGAACCAAACAATCTAGGGAGATGGCTACGTAATGGCAGATCCAAAATATGCTCAACCTTCTAGTGATGGACTTGAAGTAGGAGATTACTATTCTGTAAAAACTGTTAAACCTGGTAATCAACGTTCAACAGTAACATATGTTTGGAGTGGATCCGCATGGGAAATTGGAAAACCTGTCAGGGGAGAAGGAAGAGAACTTAAAAAGAGTGGATTTACCAGAGAGGATAATGAATTTGTAGATGTTCCTGAAGGGTATGATGGTGCATTCTATTTTACACTTGCAGGTACTGATGGCACTGGTGTTAGTAGAAATGAAGAATTTATAGTAGCAAGAGACCTCATGCTGAGTCAGCAACAGCATAATAATCTGATGACGAGGATTCAAAGACCAGCAGATGCTGGAGCAAACTATACAAATGCTGTATTAAAATATCCTGATGGTGCAACGATTGGTAAGGATAGTGACTACGTATTGTTTGAATTTAAAAGATATCAACCACCTTTTAAAGATGTTGATATGTTTGCGTTTAAACAAGATGGTGATACTGTTAGATTAAATTTAAAAGGAGATAATGGAGATAAGATTAATGCCACGATTGATGATTTATCTGCATGGAATAAAGGATCATATGATTACAACCAATCTAACAGCTACAAAGATGCTGGAGAACAATTTCCATCTATCATAATGTATATGCCAGAAGATATTTCTACTGGTTTTAGAGGTAATTGGGGTGGTAAATCATTCAGTACAGTTGGTGCAGGTATTTTAGGAGCTGCTGGTCAAGCAGGATTACTTCAAAAAATGGGTGCTGGTTTTGGTGTAATTGGTAAAGGATTAGAAAGATCTCTTGGTCTAACTGCTGCTAAAATCTTACAAAAAAGTGTTAAAGCAGCTGGTGGTGATCAACTTAGTAATAATGACATCTTTGGATCTGTCTCTGGAGCTATCATGAATCCCAACACTGAATTATTATTCCAAGCTATTGACATGAGAAACTTTATGTTGAAATTCAAGTTGGTTCCTAGGGAACAAGGTGAATCAGCAGTTATCAATAGAATTGTAAAAGTATTTAAAGCATGTACTCTACCACTTCGTAATCCAGGACAAGTGATGGGATTAAATGATCCAGAAAAATCTGATAATAATGGAGTAATAGATGCATTTATTGGTGTACCAAACCTTTGTAAGGTTTCTTTTATGAGAGGACCTAGTGAACATATGGTTCTTCCAAGATATAAGATGCTAGCTGTCACACAAGTAGATGTAAACTACACACCTGATGGAGCATATGCTACATATGATGATGCTCAACCAGTAGCTATAGAATTATCAATTAATTTCCAAGAGACAAAGATCAACTTTGCCGAAGAAGTTCTCTCAGATCATATACGATAATGTATTTCTCAATCATTCCCAATCTCGCTTACGGCGAGAAACCAATCAAATATCCATTTTCAAAATCGGATTATGTAACTGCAAAGAATTTCTTTCGTAGATATAAAGTCAATGAAAATGTATTCTCCAATGCTGTTTACTTTAATAAGTATGCTATTAGAGATGGGGAACGTGCAGATACTTTAGCTAACCGATTTTATGGAAATCAATTCTATGATTGGGTAATTCTTATCACAAATAATATGGTCAACGCACAGTATGATTGGCCAATGCAAAACTATGAATTGTATAAAGTATTAGAACAAGAATTTGATGACCCATACAGTCAGATCAATCACTATGAGATCAAAGAAGCTATGGGACACTATGCTGCTGGTTTACATGTAGATAAAGCTTTCTATGATGGTACACATAAGTTAAACATTGATGGTGTAGTGACATTAAAAAACGGCAACGAGATTGCAAGTCCCGTTACCGTTGCCGAACATTATCATGTAGAGAATGAGAAGAAGAGAGAAATATTTCTTCTCAAACAGAATTATGTACAATCTTTTGTGGATGATTTTAGAAAACAAAATATGTACAAAAAAGACGCCAACTATATTAGTCAGCGTCTTAAGAAAACTGGTTGACTTTTTCGGGCAAAAATTTGCCCGAATTTTTTTTCCAGTTTTATAGAATTCAATAATCAGAATCGGAATCACAAGCATCAGGATTTTTCCTGAGATATTGTTGTGCCCATCCATGCACATCCATATCTTTATATAAATGTGCTGAGGTATGAAGACCTTCAATCAAAGCTAAGATTCCTATTAGCATGACTGGAAGCATCCATAATGGATGACCAATAACTTCACCTGCTTTTTCTTTTTTCACCTACTCTTCAGCAAGACGAGCAAAGTATGATAGTGCATCGTCATCATCTACAACTGCTTCCTGCTTAACAGGAGAAGGAGTAGAGACAGCAACTGGTTCGTACTCTTCGTCATCAACAGAAGGACGAGTAACAGGACGTTGACCAACACCAAGTACAAGATTCAAACGACGCTCAAGATCTTCATAAGACTTGAACTGATCCTTAGAAGTAAATGCTTCTAACGAGTGTTCTTTTTTCCAGATTGCTTCCAGTTCATCATCATCTGAACTAAGAGCACTAACAGAATCAAACTCACTGCTGTCATAGTTCCAGAACCCTGCTACTTTCTTAATCTTCAACTTGAAGTTAGCACCTTCCCAAAGATCAAACACATTTACTGGTGTCTCATCTTGGAACTCAGGTTGCATAGCAGCGAGGATCTTATCATGGATCTTCTTACCATACTTGTACAAGAATGTCTTACCTTCGTTCTCAGGGTGCTTAGGATCCTTCACAACTAAGATGTTACTGTAGTAAGATAGCTTACGCTTCTGCTTACGTGCAGTTTCTTTGTCCTCATCAGCACCGCTGTTCCAGAGACGGCGGTTTACTTCACCAACGGGATCCTTGTCGCCAAGAGTGGTGAGAGAATTTTCAATGTACCAACCACCAACACCTTGGAAGGCATGGGAGTACACTTTTGCCCACGGAATAGTTTCTCCTTCTGGGGCAGGAAGGAATCTGATAACAGCATAACCGTTACCTGATGCGTCAACCTCTGGTTTCCAGAACCTCTCATCAACGTTCTTACCGCTGGATGATTTTTCTAATTCCTTCTGTAGGAACTGAAAATTGTTCTGAGATTTACGCTTAAGATCTGCAAATGGCATTAGATTACCTCGGATTTAATTGGATTTGGTTTGTATCTGGGGTGCATCAGTGGCAGTTTTACCCAACGTCATGTCCATGCTTCTAAGTCATGGTAGTCAGAACCCAGTGCCCTTTCACTTGATCATAATAACAGGGATGAGGACGGGCG